AAGATTGATAGGGGGAGCTACTGACTGCGGTGTTCGATCTGATAATGCAGGAGTTGCTATGAAAGCAGATGCAACAGGAAGTATATCTGCATGGGTAATGATTCCAAATATCACAGATGCAACTTCTACAATAATCGGCTATGGAGATGATGATGTTGTAGAGTTTATTCAATTTTCTATTGAAGCTGGCTTATTGACTCTGAGATTAACAGACGCTACTGTAGCAGAAATAATTTATCAGGCTGATGCTGTTGTGTTTAAACCTCATACCTGGTATCATGTTGCAGTTGTCCAGGATGGAGTTTATCCTGCTCTATATGTAGATGGTGTTAAGATTGCTGCAACTGGCGACGATGTTTCAGGCATTACTAAGTGGGGAACTGCATTGACAGGATTAGATAAATGTTTTATTGGATGTGCAAATAAAGCTGGAAATGGAACAGAAACAGAAGAATATGCAGGATTCATTTCAAATGTAAAAGTATGGAGTAAGGCTCTAACTGCAACGCAAATAGTTGCTGATTATAAGGGCTCTACTCAAACTGATGATGCAACTTATTTAAAAAATTGGTGGAAATTAGAAGATGATTTAATTGATAGTGGAGTAGGAGCTGACCCTGGAACAGCTGTTGCTGGAGCTATTCTTGTTGATGCAAATAATTTCACTTCACAATTAACTTTTGGCTGCGGGATTCCAGTTGTAGCAGATAAAGTGGAAGTTTGCATAAGTGGCAATACAGGCTTTGCATGGGTAAGTCAGGCAGCATAAGAAGATAGATTTAAATAATTCTATAATCTAATAATCTTATGGCAAATACAATAAGAGAGAAAGAACTTAAAACTGATTGGGATGCAACAACTGCTGCAGATTCTACAAAAGCATTCGGGCATGTTCAAAATCTAATCCCCGAAGAAGATAGTCTTATTCCTGCTGAAAAAAGAAAAGGATTAGACTATTAATAAAATGGTTACAAAAACTTCTAATTTAGTGAAGAGTATGAAACAGCAAAATATGAAAGTTACACCGATAGGAACTGAAATTATTTTGCCTAATTTGTCAGGATTGAAGGGAAATCAAGACGCAAAAAATGTTTTAGGAGAATATGTCCCCTACACAGGTGCAACTTCTAATGTTAATTTAGGAAGCAAGAATTTAACAACAACAGGCATTATAAACACAGATAGTGTTGATATTGGAAAAGCATCAACATCAGCCCTTTCAACCATTCAAAGTTCAGGATTTCCAGTAGTAACCTACCAAAGAAACGTAACTATTGACGGTTATTACGGAACATGCAGGTTCCTTGCAAAAGATTCAGCTGACATGACAGATGCTTTTGGCTTAAATGTTTTATTAGCTATTCAGGATGACACAAGCGGATTACAAAACATTGCGGCTTTTGGCGCAATGAGAGATGGAGCAGACAACAACGGCAAACTGGTTTTTAGTACTTATAAAGGCGGAGGCGTTACGACTTGGATGACCTTAGACTCTACAGGCGCGTTGACAATTGGAACACCAACTGGTGCCGCACTCCACACTTTTCAAAGCACTTCTTTCCCAGTTGTAACATTCAAAAGACTTGTCAGTAGTACTGATGGTTATAATGGGGTAGCAAGGTTTTTAGATTATACATCAGGCGATATGGTAGATGGGCATGGTCCTAATTTTTTATTTGCTATTGAAGACGCCACAAGCGGCGTTCAAAACATAGCAGCAATAGGGGCAAAAAGAAGTGGAGCAGATAACAGCGGACAGTTGGTGTTTAATACTTATTCTGCAGGAAGTTTAGGAACTTGGCTTACAATAGACAAAGATGGAAGTATAACGACAACAACTGATAATCAGAAATTAAAATTTGGAACAGGAAGCGATGCAAGTATTCTTTATGATGGCACAAATCTTTGCATAAACACAAAAGATGTAGGCACAGGCACAATTAAAATAAATGGAACTGCTGCCGTCGCTGATGGAACTTATAACACAGGACAAGGACCTCTGGGCGGTATGGGGACTATCACAACAAAGGCAGGGATTATAACTGCAATCACACAAGCAACATAAGGAGGTAAAAATGGAAACAATAACAAAAATAGCAGAAAATAATGTTGAAGTTTCAGAGATAAAAGAAACAAGAGAAAGTCAAAGTTATGGACAGAATAGAATTGATGAAGAACTTAGAAATTTATTTTTAGAAGAACAAAGAATAAATGCTTTTGACAAGATAAAAGAATTAGAAGAAATAAATAAAAAAAGAAATAGACTTAATCTAATTCAAACAGAAATGAATAAATAGAAACATTTAAATACTTAGTTTCCTAAGTTATTCTATGGTAAATCATATAATCCTGCATCTTGATGAAGAGTTTTTCAATAAGGTAAAAGTTGATAAACTCCGTCGAGAAAAAGAATATGGAAGAATGACATGGGAAATTTATGTAGCAAGATTATTTGGATTAGCAAAAACAGCAGATATAATAAAAAAACATGACAACTGAATTTAATTTAAACGAAAGTAGAGAAAAAGTCTGGAAATATTTGGAAGAAAGTTTAGTTCCAAAAACGGGATGGGGTATACCCAAAAGGATTATGCAACAGATAAAAGACCAAGACAAAGAATTTATAAGATTATTGAAAGAAAAGTTTGGAGAATGGATTTTTGAAACAGAAGATTTAGCAAGTGCATTTTCAATTATAGATAAACTTGCAGGACTAATATGATAGAAGATAATAATTTACAACTAAAGATTGCTGAAAATCCTATTGAATCAAAATGGGAAAGCATCAAGAAAAGAGCAACTGAGGGAATTGAAGCGAGCAAGATTGAGATTGAAATTAATGCAGCTATTGTTGAATTGGCTGAAAAGAAGATTAACACTCTTAAATTAGCATAGAGGGCTAAACATGAAAGGAGGTATGAAAATGAAAACACAAATAAAAATCAAAAGTCATGAAGACAAGACTTCTAAAGAAGGCAAAGATTATACAAGATTTAACACAAGTCAAGGATGGGTATCTGCATTTGATAGCGAGATCATAGAAGAATTGAAGAAAGGCGAGGGCAGAACTGTTTCTGTTGAACTTGCAACATCCGAAGATGGAAAATTCAAGAACATCAGAAAATTCTATGGACTTGTTGCTCCTGGCCTGGAAGAACTTAAACAGGCAAATAAAGAAACTGAGGAATTAATTGCAGAAGTTATCAAACCTAATTCAATGGGAAGAAGTGCGTATAATCCAACTTCAATGTATGTTAGTTATGCAAAAGATATTTTCTGTGCATCTTTGAAAGATAATGCAGCACCTTTAACAATAGAGCAATCTAAGATGTTAATGAATGCAGCAGTAGAACTTGTTAAGCAGGCACATAAAGCATTTGAATAGATTTCTTTTTATTGGGAACATCAAGAGGGCTATGCCCTCTTACTCCCTTATTATCTGAATTTTTGCATCAAGCAAATCTGAGCATTATAGATTTTTTGGCTTCGCCAACCTGAGCCCAGAGGTGCAACACTCGGGCTCAGGAAAAAATGTATAAAGCTGATTTGCTCTTTGATGCGAAAAATTCTATATGCAAAATTTAGATATTTGCAACTAAATTTTGCTTTATCTTTAGATAGAGCATTGGAGAACAGAAAATGGGAAAACAGAAGCAGTGTAAGAGATGTCATGTAAATGGCTATATGAAAGAATTAAATTGCGAACAGTTGTGTCGGTTATGCACAGCAGAAATTGCAGAAGGAATTGCTTTAACAACAGGCTATGATTTTGTAAGAAATCAAAGCGGTGTCTTGATTGAGTTATTCCATCAAGATATGGAAACATACAAGCAAAGAGTCGCAGAAGCATTTGGATTAATGAAAGGAGGTAATGATGATGAAGACATGGAAGCAGACAGAGTTCAGATACAGCAGTTAAGCCATAAGTAAGCTTTTTTTTTTGCTTAAGCATTTCAGAGCCAATAGCCAAAAGATTTATAAATTTGAAAGCCTTTGTTTTGCCAGAGCAAAACAAAAGTTCGCACAATACAAATGCTGTTTTGCTCTGTTCTGAAATAGGCACATCCGTGCTTGTAATTGGGCTGGCTCAAGCCAGCAGATGGCTTATATTATTAATAGCATTCAGAAACTAATCTGCTTCTGAAAGATAGCTTATGCTATTGCCAGCTGTGGCTGGCTTTAACTAATTGGCAAGCCTCTTGGCTTGCTTATTCCATAAATTTGCATCCGCAAATTTAGATAGAGCCTCGCTCCATTCGGCTGAAACTTCCAGTTAGGCTCGCTCTTGCTCGCTTAATATGGCTTTGCTTATTGGCAAGCTCTTGCTTGCTTAGGCCATGTCGCCCTCACATCCGTTCGGGCGACTACTGTTTCAGTAAGGTTTTTAGCCAGGGACGACGACGACTTAACTATATAGTAACAACATAATTCTATAATCACTATAGAGTTGTTCTAAGAATTTATAAAGAACTAAGAATTAATAATCTAATGATATTCTATAATCTCACAAAATATATTCTCAAAGAAGAGAAGTGAGATAGATATTAATTAAAGTGAGAACCACATCCATTGTGATGTGTGGCGAGTAAGGAATGTGAGTATATCCCTCACGCAAAAAGGACGGTAACCCTTACAATATCTAAAGCCTATACAGGCAGTTAGAGATGCATTGTAAGTAACAAATTAAAAAAATCTCGTCAGTATCATACTTACCTTGTTTGCGACACACAAACATTTAAATAGTTATTATTTCTAGTTTTCTATTATGGTTAATGTTACAGAAAAACAGAAATGGGAAAGGAAAGGAAGAATAGAAGAAATCAAATTTACATTAAAACAAATATATGACGCAGGAAAGATTGTTTCTGATATGCATGACTTTGTTATGCAGATATGTGTTCAATACAACATAACAGAGAGAACTGCAAAAGAATATATTAAAGTTGCTGAATGGATGTTGCACAATAAACAATGAAACCTCAAACATTTTGGAGTATCTATTTTATATATCTCTTCTTATTTGCAGAAACATGTTTATTGCTAAAGATCATTGCTTGAAACCTAAATGCATTTACTGGGCAATTCCAAGAAGTAAGTATTGCAGGAAGCATACATTAGAGTTAGAAACTAAATCACAAATCTATTATGATGAACTACAAGAGAACACCGAGAAGCAGAATAAAAGGAATGTTAAGACAGATGTTTCTAAGAAGCAAAGAAAGAAATGCATGTTTGAAAAGGGACGCTTATACATGTCAGTTGTGCAATAAGAAACAAACAATGAAGAAAGGACAAGAGTTTAAGGTTGAGTGTCATCATATCAAAGGCATTGATGTTTGGGATAACATCATCAGCTTAATACAAGAACAACTATTATGTGATGTTGATGAACTGCAAACACTATGTCGTGATTGTCATGATACAATAACAACTAATCAATAACATATGATTGAATATATATAATAAACAATAACAATGCGAACTTTAAACTTTAAAGAGTAAATAAGCATTTAGAATCCCACAAAAAATTATGGAAAATAAAACTCACATTTGCCCATTCTGCGGAATTTGGTTTGAAGGATGGCTCTGCCCTAATTGCGGAGGAATTCTGTATTTGTAATGGAAACTATTTTTGACATCAACAGACCATGGTTAAGCCTGGATGCCTGGCAGAAAGAATATATCGCAGCTGATCCTAATCAGGATTGTTTCCTGTTATGCGGCAGGCAGGTTGGGAAAACAACAGCCATGAGCATAAAAGCAGTAGAGTTATGCAAAACCTTTCAAAAGGGAGAATTTGTCTTAATTTGTTCTATTACTGAAAAGCAGGCTTATCACATGTTAGCAAAAGCATTGGTGTATGCAGAAATGAATTATCCAAAAGAAATAGACAAATCAAAAGATAAAAAACCAACAATGCACAGAATAAACTTTAAAAATGGAACAGGTATTTTCTGTTATGCAGCAGGGGAAACAGGAGAAGGACTCCGGGGATATACAATTAAGAAATTAATGATTGATGAGGGCAGTAGAATGAATGAAGAGTTTTTCATTGCAGTTACTCCGATGCTGTCTGTTGTAAAAGGAAGCATGGATATTGCCTCTACTCCTGCGGGAAAACTACATAAAGATGGAAGTGAGAAGTTTTTCTTTAAATGCTCTAAAGATGTCAGATACAAGAAATTTTATGTAAATGCAGAAGATTGCCCTCGACATACTAAAGAATTCTTAGAAAATGAAAGATTAAGATTATCTAAACTAGCTTATGCTCAGGAATACAACGCAATTTTTACTGATGAATTGAAAAGACTTTATGAAGAAGAATTAATTAATAGAATTTGCTGTATAAAAAGAGACAACAATATTAACAGAACATCAAAGTATTATTTAGGTGTTGATGTTGCAGGTTTTGGTGAGGATGAATGCAGTTATGAGATTTTAGAAAAATTATCTGATAAAACACTATGGCAAAGAGAAAATATCACAGAAAAGAGAAATGCAACAACAAAAACAACTGATAGAATCTTAATATTAAATAAAGGATATAACTTCAAGAAGATAGGCATTGATGACGGAGGTATTGGTTTTGGTGTGTTTTGTGAATTATTAGATCATGATGAAACAAAAAGAAAAACTATTGCATTAAACAATGCATCAAGAGATAAAGAGAGAGATTTAGAAACAGGGAATTTTTCTACCAAGAAACTTCTCAAAGAAGAAATGTATATAAATTTATTATCACTAATGGAAAACAACAAAATCAAATTATTAGATGATGAAGATATTAAAGCGAGTTTATCGTCTATACAACATGATGAAGGCAAGATTTTTGGAAGTTATTCTCACATAACTGAGGGAATTATAAGAAGTGCCTGGATGGCTGAAAAAGACAAAAGTTTAAATATCTTCTGCCACTCATTCTAAACATGGCAGCATTTACAAACACAACAATTATAGCAGATGAAGCAAATCCTCTTGCATTTTGTGGAGAATTAGTCGATGTAACATTCACAATAGGCACGATGGGAGATTTAGTTGGAGTTTATACAGAAGCTTATTTATGTGCCTTAGTAAAATATGATATTGTCACAAATTGGGCATCCTTAAATGCTGTCTATAAATTAATATTTTCTGAATATGCCTGCAGAGCAATCGCTATAGAAGCAATTAAATATAACATGGCAGGATTTAGTTCTAGAATTGAAGCAGAAGATATGATAAACATACATGTTTGGAGAATGAAAGAAATAGAAAAATTACTAACACAAGAAAGTGTACAGAACTTCTTAGGAGTTTAATTAAAATGTCTTTAAATTTAGGAGAAGAAACACAAATCTTTAAACATTCAAAAGATTTTGAACAGGGAAGTGGAAATATTAGAACAGGACAATCAACTTATGTTGTTTCTTTAGATGGCTCTGGAGATTTTGCAAGCATTCAAGAAGCAATAAATGCCTTACCTTCAAAAGGCGGAATTATTTATATAAAAGAAGGAACTTATGTTCTTACAACAAAAGTAAACATCACAAAAAGCAACACTAAAATAGAAGGCACAGGTTTTGGAACAATAATTTATGGATATACTGGAGTTAATGAACCACTTTTTGAAATAAATGGAAAAGAGAGTATTATCATAGAAAATTTAAAATTTCAATCAACAACTGCAAATTCAGATGGTATTCATTTACACGGAACAACAAGAGTTGAGATAATTCACTGCTGGTTCACAGGACAACAGGGAGTTTGTATTTTAACCGACGGAACAACTGAAAGTTGCATAATTTCTGAAAATCAATTCGGAACAGAATTTAGCACAGCAATAACTTCAAATGAAATAATAAACAAATCCATAATTTCAAATAATATAATCGTGGGACCCGGAACAGACACAACTAAAGATGGCATTGCAATTCATGAAGCAAACCAATGCATTTATAGTGGAAATAATATTTCTGCAATAGGCCATAATGGAATAACTATGATTCATGGAACAAGAAATATAATTGAAGCAAATAATATTTCAGGATTAGATAGCTCATGGACCCAAGAAGGAATAACTCTAGGATATAGCAGTTCTTATTATTGTACAAATTGCATAATTCAAGGAAATATCGTCTTAGATTTTAAATATGGAATAAAAATTTATTATGGAGATAATTGCATAATTGCAAACAATAGAGTAGAAAGTTGTGTAACAACCGGAATTTATATTAAAAATGCAGGTTCAGATAGAAATGTTGTTGTTGGAAATATTGCTTTAAATAATGGAACAAATTATACTGATGAAGGAACATTAACAGATGCAGGACATAATATAATTGCATAAAAACATTTAAATACAAGTAATTACATAGTTTTGCATGACAACCTTAAGAACAGGACAGACAACTGATTTCTCAAATCAAGGCACAGAATATAGTGTTTCTTTTCTGACAACTGATGGCGCAGAAATTAATGGAACTGCTTATACTCCTAATTTTAAAAAATGGCATGGATATTATAGAAAAATTGCAGAGGGAAGAGCTGTTATAAATAAATTTGCATCATGGACTTTTGGGAGAGCAATAAAAGCTGATGTAAAAAATCAGGCAAAGCTGGATAAAATAAAAGGTTTTGGAAAAGACACAGCAAGAGGTGTTTTAAAAAATCAGTGGAAAGTCGCAATGATTTGCGGAGATTCTTTTGCTCATGAAGTAAGAGATAGTCAGGGAAGATTGACAAATCTTAAACCGCTTAATCCTGATAAAATTGCAATAATTGCAAACAGCGAGGGCATTATCATAGGTTATCAACAGGAAGGAAAAGAAGAAATGTATATGCCTGAAGAGATATTCCACTTGTCTTATGAAAGAGTAGCTGACGAAATTCATGGCATTCCTTTTTTTGAAAGTTTGGAAGATATGATTTTAGCAAGAAATGAAGGCCTGGGAGATCTAAAAGAACTCTATCATAAAATTGTTTTTCCAACAGATATTTATGAAGCTGAAACTGATGACACAACAAAGTTAAGTGCTATAACAGCAACACTGAATAGTGCTTTTAAGAAAAGAGAGCATATTGTTATTCCTGCAGGTGTTTTCAAAGAAATAAAAAAAGTTTCAACAGCTCAATATTCAACTCTTGATAGTCTGCCTTACATTCAATTTTTAATAAGAACTTTTGTAACTGCATGCGGTATGCCTGAGGTTGTAATGGGATGGGGTGCAGAAACAACTGAGGCATCATCTAAAATAATTATTGTTGCATATGAACAGGAAATATGGGATATGAAACTTTATAATGAAGAGCAGGCAAAAGAGCAGTTAGGAATAGAGTTTAAAATTGAGTCTGCACCATCTATTATGGATGAACTGCAAAAAGATAATCAGAAAGACAAAGGACAGGTTAAAGAATTAAATGTTAACCCAAAAAAAGATGGCTAAAAAAATTGATTGGAGAATTGTTATTGCAGGAATTGCAGGGCTGACCATTATAGAAGCATGTGCTTTGTTTAATGGAATTGACGGAAGACTGCTCGCAACTATAGTGGGAATAATTGCCCTGGCAATAGGCATAGTTTTGCCTAATCCAATAAAATTAAAGTAAGCAAATCTTCGCGATATTCTTCGCCGAAATTTGTTAAGTATCAATATCATAAATTAAATGGAGGAGAAAATGGAAAATGAAAGCAAAGAGAATACACAAACAGCCGCAGAAGAGAAAAAAGTCAATCCTGAAGCGATTGTGGAAGAGCCTGAAGTGGATTATGTTGCTGAAGCGAAAAAAACAGCAATAGAACTAAAAGCAGGCCTGGAAGAGAGAAAGAAAATACTTGACAGGGAAGAGAAACTTGTAGCAAGACAGGAAGCATTAAGACAATTAGGTGGGGGAAGTCCTGCTGGAAACAGGCCAACAGAGCATGTTGAAACTTCAAAAGAGTATGCTGAAAAGGTTATGACTGGGAAAATCGTTATACCGAATAAGTAGAAAAGTTTAAATACTTGCTGTTTATAGAATTATCATGGCAAATGGAGTTGCGACATTAGTTTTTGAAACAGAACCACCTATTTCTTTTATTGTTGCTGATGCAGATGCTATAGAAAAAGGGGATGCAGTAAAATTAACAACACCTTTCACAGTTGCTTTATCTTCAGCTAATAATGATGTTTTTGGCGGAATTGCTGCAGAAGAAAAAATCGCATTAGACGGAAAAACAAAAATTTCAGTTTATAGAGGCGGAATATTCAGGGTTGAAAGCGGAACAACAGGATGCACTGTCGGAAAATCTGCAACTATTGAAGCTAAAAATGAGTTTACAGATGGAGCTGCAACTGATGCTGAAAATGGGATTGTATTCGGACATTTCTTAGAAACAGGAACAGATGGGCAATTTGTTCTGATGGAGTTGGGTAGATAATGGCAGATTCAAGTGCTATGGCTGAGATAAGGGGAATTGATATTAAGAAATTAGTTGAGGGTTTTGCAGATGAAGGAATAATCCTTAAAAATTATTGTAGAGTTATGAAAGCTTCTGCAAGAGAAATCAGATGGTATTCTAAATATAAAACAACTTCGGGCGGAGCTGGGATAACAAATGGAATTTTAACAGGACCAACTTCCCAGGGAGTTACAGGCTCACTTATAGCAAACACATCAAGCAAATCTTTGCCAGTTGCAATAGAGCCAAGTTATACAAGAAGCACAAGTTATGTTAAGAAATATTTTGCAAGTTCTCCTATGATTAGTTTAGAAGATTTGAAAGATTGTGACCCTGATGTATGGGGAGATATGATTAAAGACGCTGCAAGAGCTGTTAATTATCAGATTGATGCAAGAATACAAACTGTTATGGTTGCTGCTGGCTGTGGGACTGCTGCAGGAACTCAATGGAATTTAGATGCATCAGCAGATCCAATTTTGGATTTTTCAAATGCAAAATTATCTTTTAAAACTTATGGATATGAAACTGGCGAAATGATTGCCTACATGGATCCAATTTGTGAGAAATGGCTAATCAGATGGCTAATAAATGTTAAAGGATCATCTATACCTGCATTCGCAAGTGATAAAGTAGGCTCAGCAAAATTAATGGAATTAATGGGCTTTAAAATTGTTGTTTCTCAATTAGCAACAGCTGACCAAGTTACATTTTTCATTCCAGAAAAGGCAATGATATGGAAAGAATTTATGCCTTTAACTTCTGCTGTAGTAAATGACGAGGGCATTGGAAAAACTGTAAGAGTATGGGCTGAGGGAGAAGCAATAAGACCAAACCCCTACGCTGTTTATGTTGCAACCAATGTGATTTCTTAATGGTAGATGCTTTAGAGGGCGGAAAGAGGGATAATATTAACACTTCTCAGTTTGCTATAACTAACTATACAGAAGATTATGCTGTGGATTGTAATAATGTTATCGGCGCAGGAAGTGAGGGGCTTTTGGAATTGGCTGATGTTGTTGCAACTCTCATAAGAGATTTAATTAGATTAGGAATAATTCACGGGACGGTGGCATAATGGCAACAACAGACCAATACACAATTTTAGGAAATCTTTATCCTAATAGGAAAGCTGTGAGATTATTAGGAGCAAGTGATTGCGGTATTCAATCTGATAATGCAGGAGTTGCTATGAAAGCAGATGCAACAGGAAGTATATCTGCATGGGTAATGATTCCAAATATCACAGATGCAACTTCTACAATAATCGGCTATGGAGATGATGAT